ACACAACTAACCAACCAACCAACCAACCAACCAACTCAACCAACCAACCTGACGCTCATGCCCAGGACCCTCCGCTTTATGCGGCGTAAGGACGCAAATAGCGGGGGGTCAAGCTTTTCAGACGCATCCACACTTGTGAATGTTAGTCACGAGCATGACCCCGATGAGGACATTCAAGTCTCGTCGCTTGAGGGCCACCTTAGGGTGAGCACGGAACGCACGTACCAGTTGGACGTGCCCCACTTCTGTAGTGATGAGGGGAAGAAGCAATTCGATGCTATGTCTAACCCGCTCAACCAGTGTGGTCCTCTTTTCGCAGAAGAGGTGCCAGTGGTGACCGGGTCTGATTACCAATCCTTCATGGCCGCTTTCAACAAGCGATGCAACACGGTTCACACAGACGACATCGACGATGACGTCTACAATGCCGCCTACGACCTGACCGCCTCGCTTCCTGCGTGTTTCGACCCGTGGGAGGAGAACGAGGTAGACAGGGCTAGGTGGATGGCAAAGTTTGATCCGATGAAGCGACAACGCATGGAGGACGCATACCATGAAATCCCAAACACGTCCGTCAAACACATTGGCACTAAGGAGCTATCGGTGAAGCATGAAACGCTCATTAAACGCAATGACCCTTCGTGGGCGCCCCGAGTCATATACGCCGGGAGCGACGTTTTCAATGCCGTCACTGGGCCCGCCGCCATGGTGGCCATGGAGCGTTTTAACACGCTGTTGGCTACCGGCCCAATCCGGGGAATTGAGACGTTGACCGCTTACAAGCAGACTGACACAACTCTAGCGAGTTTTGTCTCAGATAACAAGAGGTACACCCACATCGTGGAAGGTGACTACTCGGCTAATGACAAGCACCAGCGCAAGCGGGTGCATTTGCTTTTTGACAAGTTTCTTTCTGTCATAAGCATGCCGAGTTGGTTGCGCGAACTCCTACGTGGAATCAACAGGTTCAAAGTTCAATCGCGACATTATGGCTTGACAGCCACATTGGACAATCAACTTCCCACGGGCACCACTTTCACCACTTGCCGCAACTCGTACTACAATTGGGCAATGTTTGTGACCGGCATGCAGCAACAAAAAGCCAATGGTCGCGCCCTCATTTTGGGTGACGACTTACTTGCTGCCATGGACAAGGCCATAAACTTGCGCCAATGGGTCCGGCACGTTGACCGTTTCAAAATGGTGCTTAAGGCGAAGAACCCCCTTAACTGGGGCGATGCAACTTTCCTATCCCGCAGGTTGATATGTGACCGTGAGGAACCCTGCATGGTGCCTTTGCTTGGCAAAGCACTTTGCCGCTTCAA